AAGATTGAAGAGGACATCGCCAAGATGGCGTCATCCGCTGGCGCAGAGGCAGAGTTGACGAGCATCTTCGAGGAGACCTTCAAAGAGGCGATGGCGCTCTCCAAGAAGAACGCCGGAGATGTCATCGTCCAGGCACGGTCTGCCGCCAAGCAGGGTAAGACGTTGAAGGACTTCCTTATCGAGCAAGAAGCCGCAGCTAAGAAACGCATTCGGCTTCGTGGCGGCAACGTGAATATGAGCCTTAACCCGCTGGACGCACTCGACCGGGCTATCGTCATGGCGTCCTACATGGCTCAAGGGGTCATAACCATCGCTGAATTGACCGCCAAGATGATAAGTTCCTTTGGTCAAGGCATCGAGAAGCATATTCCGCAGATTAAAAAGGAAGCGGACGCGCTCCTAGAAGCAGGGCAACAGGTGTTTGAAGCACCAGAAGCAGACACTACCAAGTCCTACGCCGAACAACTGGTAGCGTCCCAAGGTGAAGACCTTTCCGACCGATGGGTTTACAACCGTGTGAAGGAGTGGCTCGTCGAGCAGGGTGAAGCCGGTCTGAAGAAGGACACCAAGGTTCTCCTCGATGAGGTCTTCAAGGTCATCACGAAAGAGGTGAACGCCTTCGATCCCTCCATCACGGAGCAACAGCTTCGGGATATGTTCTCAGGTTATGGAAAGGTGAAGTTCCCCAACCCTGAAGCCGCTGCCGTCAAACTGCGCCAGATGCGCCGACTGGAGTTGCTCCTCGACAAACTTGAGCGTGCCCGTGCAGGTGTTGCACCGTTGCGGGCAGGCTTGCAGCGTGACGAGACGACGCCCGAGGAGCGTGAAGCTCTGAAGCTGCTCAACCAGACAATGAAGGACTTGGACATCCCGCGTGCGCCAAGTGGTGCCAACATCAAGACACCTCTGGACGCCGTGAAGTCACGGCTGAAGAACAGCATCGAAGACCTCAACAAGCAGATCAAGGAGCGCAAGCGCACCGAGCGTCCGCGCAAGGATGTCGCGTACGACGATGAGGCCAAGGCTCTCGAAGCGAAACGTGATAATCTTCAAGAGCAACTGGATGAGATCGACCCGCCACGCCCTCCAACAGTGGACGAGCGCATCACTGCTCGCCTCAAAGACCTCGACAAGCAGATTGCGGACTTGAGGACAAAGGTCGCTGCCAAGGACTACAAACCGAAGCAGAACGAAACACCCATCACGGAGCAGATTCAGGTGAAGACGGACGAGCGCGATGCTCTGAGTCAGACGCTCAAAGAACTGCGCATCGAAGCGGAAGGGCTGCCAGTGCTCACCCAAGAGCAGGTCAACGAGAGGGCACAGCGCACCCTCACTCGGCAGATCGACGAACTGGAGAAGCAAATCCGGGAGCAGGACTTCGCACCTGATGCGACACTGAAACCGGAAGCATCGCTTGCGTTGTTCCGTCTCAAAACGAAGGTCGAAGCTCTCCGCAAGCAGCGAGACCAACTCAAAGAGGACTTGGGATTCCGAAGGAAGCAGAAGACCGACGACGAGTTGATCGACTCAGCGGTAGCCAGTTTGGAGAAGACGATTGATAAGCTCAACAAGCAGATCAACGAGGGAGACCTTACTTCCAAGGCTCGCCCATCCAAGGTGCCTGAAGTTGCGAAGATCAAGAACCTCCGTGCCGAACGAGACTCCCTGCGTGAAGAGGTGCAGCGTCTCCGCAAAGCCAAAGAGGACGCGGCCAAAGACCCTGTAGCCGAGAAGATCAAAGCTGACCGCAAGCAACTTCTCCGCATGATAAAGGGTTACGAGGACCGCATTGCGAAGGGCGACTTCCGCAAACGTCCGAAGATAGCCAAGGTGTACGACGACTCGCTCATGCAGTTGGAGATCGACCTCGACAACATCAAAGCAGAGTGGTCGAGGAAAGTCTTCGAGGCTCACCTTGCATCACGCCCACCGCTGAAGCGGATGCTCGACACAGGCGGACAGATTCTCAACACCTCCCGAGCAGTCCTCACCAGTTTTGACTTGAGTGCTGTGCTTCGTCAAGGGGGCTTCATCGGTCTTGGAAACCCGTTTCGAGCCGCCAAGAACATTACGCCCATGCTGAAGGCGTTCGCTTCCGGTGATGTCGCCAAAGCATCTCTCAAACGTCTGAAGCAGCGAGACAACTGGAAGAACTACGTGGCGTCGGGACTCTACATTGCCGAGACGGATCAGACCAAGATGTCGGCACAGGAGGAAGCCTTCATGTCACGCTGGATCGACAAGATTCCAAGTGGAGCGAAGGGCTTGTTCCTTGGGAGCATTGTCCGTGGCTCCCAGCGTGCCTATCTCACGTTCCTCAACAACCTGCGTGCCGACACCTTTGACGCCCTGGTGAACCAGCTTCAGAAAGGCCCAACGCCGACACGTGAGGAGATGGAGTCCATCGCCTACTACATCAACACGGCGACGGGTCGAGGTGATCTCGGCAAAGGGGCAATAAATCAAGGAGCCGTGCTCCTTAACACCGTCTTCTTCGCTCCACGGCTTGTTGCCAGTCGTTTTCAGATCATCGGCGGGATGCCCATCTTCAAAGCGACAGGACGCACGAAAGCGTTGGTTCTTCAGGAGTACGCCAAGTTCCTCATGGGTGCTTCCATCGTGTACGCCCTGGCAGGATTGGCACAGGACGATGACGATGAGCCGCTTGAACTTGATCCTCGCTCCAGTGACTTCCTGAAGGTGCGTTATGGTGATACCCGCGTTGATCCTCTCGGAGGTTTGATTCAGGCGACCGTGTTCGTTTCCCGTGTTGTCGCAGGTGAGACGAAGTCCGGCAAAGGTAAGATCACCCCCATCCGTGATACGATGCGCCTGCCCAACCTGTTCCGGGAAGTTCCAAGGACTGACAAGGTTCCATATGGAGGCACCGACGTATTCAGCCTTACCTCGCGTTTTGCCCGCACAAAGTTCTCCCCTGCATTCGGCGGGGCCGTTGATCTCGTAACTGGTGAAAATGTTATTGGCGAAACTATGACACCCGAGAGAGTAGCTTGGAAAATGGTCCTGCCTATGTCTTTGGAAGAAGCGGACAAAACATTGGAGGCTCACGGGATGCCGAAAGGACCAGCCCTCACCACGTTGATGACGTTCGGAGCCGGAGTGATGACTTACAACGACCGCAAATGAGACACATCATAAACACTGCTCGCCCTGTCGGCGGCATGTGGACCTACACACAGCCCGAGACCGGCGTCACCCTAGCAGACTGGTCGTGGGCTGCATTCCTCAAGAAGATCAGAGACCACCGCAAGGCGTGTGAATTACCCGTGGAGCCGGGGTGGGTGGACGAGATCCACGAAGATGTCATCATTAACAACCCGAAGATCGAATGGGAGGAAGTTGGCTCTAAACGACGCTGGTTCACGGGTGACGACATCCGTCGCTTCCTCACCACCATGAACGAGCTTCGCAAGCACGGCGAGATGGTTAGTGAGGAAGAGCATCGTCGGCGACTCGACATCTGTGCTGTCTGCCCCAAGAATGGTCAGATCAGTTGTGGTGGGTGCGGCTGGTTAGCCAAGGAACTGACAGCCCTGATGGGCCGTCGCCGCGTCCACCGTGCTCCTGAAGTGTTTCGCCGGTCATGCTTGGCGTGTGGCTGTGACATCACCTCCAAGGCTCTCATGCCGATGGCTGTCCTGAAGCAGGTGGATGAGAAGATTGGCGCTACCCCTGAGTATGCTCCGGGGTGCTGGATGCTAGAAGTCGAATCCAGTGCACCCACGGTGCCATAGCACGTCCTCGGCGTTGCAAAAGAACTCACCACCGTCGTCGTAACGAAACTGGTAGAGAGCTGGGAATGCTTTATGTGTAACCATCGACATTCGCTTGTCTTTGGTTGTAACTACCATCGGCTTGCTGAAATCGGTCGGAGAGCCTTTAACCCAAAGAGGGTGGGTGTTTGGCGGGGCGTCTTCTGAAAAGACGTTTGGACGCGGCGGAGCGTAGCTGCGGACTTTTTTCACGACCGTTTCACCCCCAGTTGCACAGACACCTCTTCACCAACGAAGTCGATCTTGGCGATTAACTTCCCGATGCCGGGAATCGGGTCAGCCTCGTTGATGAGTGTCTCGATGGCTTTGGCCGTCTCTTCACGGACTCTCACACGCAGCTTGTGCGGGAGGCTACGTTCCTGGACCTGTTTGATGAATTGGTGCATTATACTTCTTCCTCCTCCAGTGTTACCCATCCTGCGGTGCCTTGTTTTTCGGACTTAATCTGTATCTGAGTCAAGCACATTTCAGGCCTGTTGAGTGTGTAAGGTCCAGCAGTAAGGTCTGGGTTTTCGTCTCGTACTGTAAAACAAGCTAGGTTAAAAACGGGAGGTAGTTTTATAGGATGATTCATTTTGTTATCCAGCGTTAATCATATCTTTAGATTGGTCTCTCGGAACAAACACTTGCACAAACTCTCCAGGGTAGCCGTCACACACCCACACGGCAGCCGCTTGTTCACCTTCGTCGGCTCGCATCACACGGAACCATTCCTCCATTTTGGCATTGGCGGTTCTTTTCCGTAGCGACATACCCGTGTGAAGATACTCGACTCCTTGATGTGTAAATGTGTTAGGTTGGTTCATACTTCGTCCTCCTTCAGTGTTACCCATCCTGCGGTGCCGATGACATGACCCAACTGGTCGAGAATCGGCTTGGTGTCCGCAACAGACACTCCTGCACGTTTGGCGATGTCTCCCACCCGTGGCTTGACGTTCTCAATTCGGATTTCTCGAATAGCGTTGATCACCTTGAATACATTTTCCTTGATACCAACGACGGCGACGACGGGCTCAGTGACCTCTGACTCAACAGCAGCCTTGGGCTTGATGACGGGTGCTACGGCTGTCTGGATAACTACACCAGTAGGCAAGGTGTTCTCGGCGATGATGAGACGCTGAAGCGTGCCGTCCTTGCACCCGTGGACGAGCACGGCTGTCTCAGGGATCACACCACCCGTAGCCGTGCCCATCGGAGCCTCGGGGTCGGCATCGCAGACAAGCTTGCCTCCTTCTCGACGGTAGTTGAGTGTGCGCCACTTGTCATGAATGAGCGCCGTCTCATGAACGCCTCGCTTGAAGAATCGCCACCTGAGATAGATGTCCCACGGATACTTGGGGTGAGCCGGACGAGCCGAGATGCCGAGATTCTGGAAGAGGGGCAGCATCTCCGGGTCGTTGAGCATCTGGGGAGAGTAGATCGCCACCCCGAGCATCATGTTGTCGCCTGCCTTGAAGTAGATGACACCCTTCTCGTCCTTGTGCTTCTGCGGACGAACAAAGCCCATGAACGGCTTCTTGGCGTCACGATATTCCTGCTCCAATGCGTCCGACCATCCGGGAAGCACGGTGCAGTCTGGTTCGAGCCACAGCCACGGGTGTTTGTTCTCCTGCATGTGAAGGTAAGTTGCTACCCAGTGGAACATGCGGTTCGGACCCATGAACCAGCCGTCAGCGAACTCGTCCTCGGTGTCCACAAGCTCGACGCTTGGGCAGACCTTCAGCAGGTCTTCCTGCGCCTGTGTCGCTTGCTCCAGCATGGAGGGGACGGTGACAATCAGAATTGGTTGTTTGACCTCCCCCAGTAGAACGATGGTCTGGACAAGGAGATTCAGGTTGGTGGCGTCTTTCGGGCCGATGGGGATGATGATTTTCATTCGTTGACTTTCAATTTATAGAAACTCCCCTGCCTGTCAACTGACGGCTGCAAAAGCTTCGTTCACTTTTTGCATTTTTGAGTCTTGCACCATGGGCGCGAAGAACTCGGGCACACGGGCTCGGTTGTGCGCGTAGATGCGTGCGAGAGCTTCCGACCTTGGAATCTTCTGCGACATGGCTACAGCGTGAGCGACCGCATTGATGTGGTTATCCGATGGAACACCCGGATACTGCCATCCCTTCGGAGGTGTCACCGTGGTGTGCATGACTTGATCGTTCTTCTCCTGCGGGCTGATCGAGGCTCCGCGACAATCGCCAACAGGCGGCAAGGTTACGGCTCCGTTCGCCACGTACTGACAGATGGGGGAGGCTGGGTAGATGCAGTCGGGTCTGTCCAAGGATGTTTCCAAGATGCGAGGATGCTTCAGCCCTTCAGCAATGGCGAAGGCACACGACTGGTTGCCAATGAAGAGTTCGCTTCCGGCAATGAGTCGCGCTACCTCAAGCATGTCGGATGTCGGGCGGTACTCGACTTTACCGAAGGCGCTCTCAAAAGCCGTGTGCTCGTCGAGGGAGCCGACGAACAGAAGCAACTTACCGTAGGTCTCCACCACTTGCCTCCATGGAAAGGACGAGTTGTGGTAGCGGGCTGTGCGGTTGATGACAACACGCCCCTGGGTGTCGGCTTTCTCAGCAGTCAGCCATGGTTGAGTCTGATCGACTTTGACCGGGTGAAGGTGCTTCTGCCCGAGGTAGTGTCGCAGATGCGCGCTGACGAGATTGTTGGTCCTGCGGTAGGACATTCGGAAGTCCGAGGCGTTCCAATCGACGGCCTCACCTTCATAAGCTTTGACACTCACGATGTAGGGCTGCGCCAGAAGCAGTGGAGTGATGCAGTGCATCCTCCTGATCAACGGCTTGGTGATGGGGCGGTCCACCAGAAACAAGGCTACCTGCCTCCCCGTCTGTTTAAAGACTGCTAGAGCCGTGACAAGGTCGCCGAAGTCCCCCGAATGGAGGACACGCAATGGCGCGGCCTGCGGTGACTCGATCTCGGCTACGGTGATGACTGGCTCCTGTTCTTTGGGGAGACGGGCCAAGTAGTCGGACGTTTGATGCCCACGTTCGGAAAGCCACTTCTGCACGCCGTCAGGGATGTAGCCAGAGAAAGGCACCAGGAGGTCCGCAAACGCGCACTCCGTTTCCCAGACGGGCTTGTTGCTCTTCTCACCTTCCTCAAGCCGTGGGTCGAAGCGGTTGAACCACCCTTCCAATACGACGCGGGCTTTGCGGTAGAATGCTGCCTTCTCACGCAGGAAACCCATGTGGCAGATCTGCACACGCGGCTCTTTCACAGCCCGGTCCACGATTTCACGCTCGCCTGCATGACGCGGTTCGTCACTGACACAGGTATATTCCGAGCGACCGAAGCGTGTACACCACTTGCCGCAGCAGTGTCCGTCTGGAATGAGATGCTGCGGGTCTTTCCAGAAGTTGAGGCGATCAACGGTCAGGCACTTGTCCTGCTCGACCGCCTCGCGAAGGGCTGCGTGACACTCTGGCGTGTCCGACAGCACTTCGTCAGCGTCGAGGTAAACGCAGTAGTCACTCTTGAGCTGTTGACGGGCGAAGTTCAACCAGTCGATGAACCAGTTGTGGCTCTGCCCCTTGGGCGACGGCCACGGCCAATTGACAACGCGGATGCGGGAGTCCTTGTCCGCCATGCGTTGCATAGCTTGCGTCGTTCCATCCGTGCTGTCGGAGTCGCACAGCACCAGCTCGTCAACAACCTTGAGCAGGGACTCGGCTGCAAGTTCCCAGCAGTAATCAAGCTCGAATCCGTTGCGGACGCAGACAAAGCCGCCAAGGGTCTTTTTGGTTTGCATTATGCTGTCCTTTCAACCTGGGTTGTCCTTGGAGAGGAAAAATCCTGACCTGCACTATTCCAAAGAGAATTGCGAGTGGATACTGAAAAGCGATCAATGGCACAATACCACACGTAGCGCCTATGCGCACCTCGATGGTCGTACACAGACTGTGGGGCGGTGGGCGCATGAGTGGGGTGTTGCATGGTATATAGCTAATCAACGATTGAAAGGAGCTAGAGTCCCTTCACCCAAATTGAGTCCACAGGAAGACTGAAATCTTTACCAAATGCTTCACGAACTGAACGAGTCACGCCATCGTCAGGCAGGTTATGTCGGTAGTCGTGTCCTGAGATGATACCACCATTCTGCATCAAAGTCAGAGTGTTCTTGATGTCGTGCAGCACATCTGGATACAGGTGGGATGCGTCGATGAATGCGAAGTCAGGATGGAAATCAGGGAGATTCTTTTTGAGAATCTCAAACCCGTCATTGGTTAGACCTTGAATGGGGGTGACTTGACCACTCGCTATTTCAGTACTTAGCAAGGTGCTGAAAAACTCGAAGCAGTCTTCATCATGCCATGCGTCCAGTACAACGATTTTTGCCTTGGGATTGGCAAGAGCCATCAACTTTGTGGAGATACCTCTATGCGCTCCGCACTCCAAGATGGCAGAGGAGCGTGAAGCTGCTTCAGCCAGCCACATAAGCTCTGTCGGGGTGTCAAAGCGATTGAGGTTTTCAACATGCTTGAAGAGGGTGCCCCACTTCTGCATCAGAGTAGGAATATCAGGTCTCAGGAGATCAATCATTGTTCATGCCTTCCCATTTGGTGTGTAGGTTCTTTTTCACTTCGATTGCGGCGAAAGGTTTGCAGGTTTGCGGTCCTCGTTTCTTGGCCCACTCTGCCATGCTCTCAAGGCCGATGGAAAGAGGCACAGGGTTGAATAGGTGAGGGAACCAGTCTTTCGTCTTCTGGTTGTCGCTCCACGCCATCGCTACTTCCTGACGAGGTGGGAGGTGGACACGGTAGAAAGGCACTCCCACCGAGAAACACACTTCTTCAGCAAGATGGTTGATCGAGTAATTGAGACTTCCTCCAACGTTGAAGATTTGCCCCCACACGTCGTTCCGATCCACAATAGCGGCGATCACAGGAGCGACCTCGCTGATGTGGCTGAAGGCTCTGCGCTGCTCGCCGTCGCCGAAGATCGTTAACTGCTTGCCAGCGAGAGCTTGATTCATAAAGATGGCGACCACGTTGCGGTAAGCGTCTGCCATGTTTTGTCGCTCACCATAGACGGAGTATGGGCGAACGATGCACCACTTGAGCCCGTGGAACTCTCCGGCGATCTTGAGGTCTTGCTCGACCGCCTGCTTGGCGACGGCGTAAGGGTCAACGGGTTTGTAACCCATGTCTTCGCTGAACGGAGGCTTCTGGTCGCCGTAGATCGACATGGATGAGGTGAAGACGAAGCCCTCGACGCCGTGATTGATGGATGCGTTGATCAGGTTGACGCTGGCAATCAGGTTGTTGTGGTAGTTAAACCTGCGGATGTGGAAACTGAGTCCCTCCGTAGCATAAGCTGCCATGTGGATCACGATATGCGGGGAGTGGTGAGCGAACACAGCATCCACCAGTTCGTGATTGAGGAGGGAGCCTTTGTAAAAGCAGACACCCTCTGGGATGTTCTCAGTGAATCCGCCTGACAGATCGTCGATGCCGATAACTTCGTGCCCCTGCTCGACGAGCAGTTGAGCAACATGGGAGCCAATGAATCCGGCAACTCCGGTGACTAAGATGGTCTTTCTCATAAGGTGATCTTTCGCACAGCGTCGAGGACATCCGTGACGGTTATCTGTTCCATGCACTCAGCTCCGAAATCAAGACTCGTTTTCCCAGCAACACGGTGACGGGCTCCTGCGTTCGGAAGATCCTGCGGACACTCGACGGCTACAAACTTGCTTCCCTGCGTGGCGATGAAGCGGGCGGAAGTTACGCCAAAGAGCCCGATGGTAGGGCAGCCGACTGCCTGTGCTATGTGGAGGGTGGATGTGTCGGGAGTGATTGTCAGCGCGGCACGCTCGCACAGAGCAGCCAACTGAGTGAGTGTCGTTTTACCCACTAGACTCAAAGCTCCAAAAAAGGTTCTTCGCTCTTTAGAGCCTACCTGCATGACAGCAAATCCTTGCTGCATCAGGCTCCTAGCCACCTCGGAGAATTTATCAAACGACCATGTCTTTCCAGGCCAAGTGGTCGGGTCCGCACTGATCACACAAACTCGTTTCAGATTTCCTGTTATACCTTGGGCAAACTGTCTGTCCTGCGCGCTCGGATACACGGCGGTAGTGCTCTGGATAGGCAGCAGACCTGTCACAGCAGAGGAGGCTGTCTTGTAGTATGCCTCCAAGATGTGCTGCATCTGGGTGTCCTCGTAGGAGCCATTCAAATCAACGGTGATGTGCGGCTCCGTAATGCGGACTACTTTCGCAGTTTGATGCACCTGCGGGTTGCCATCGAAGAGTTCTGGGTAGTCGGTCTCAACGTAGATAGGTGACAGCGGACGTGAGCGAGCGATGGCATCTACCACTGGTGTGACGAGGATCACATCGCCGATGGCGTACTTCCTTTTGACGACAATCGGAAGATCGAAACGTCGGTGCTGCAAGTAGTAGGCCCATCGTCTCTGATTGAACTGGTGGTTGTGCTCCTGCGCCTCCTGACAGTATTTCTTCACCGCTGGATCAGCGTTCACCGTACTGCTACGGACGTGCTTACAGTCTAGGTGAACCTTGGCAATCTTGAAGCCCTTCTCCTGAACGAACAGACTGAGAGAACTGTCCTCCCCATAGATGTCACGCAGTCCAGGGCACCACAGGTTGTCTCGCAACTCCTGAATCGTCCTCACGCGGACGAGCATCAAACTTCCTTCACAATAGTCCGGTGCCCGACCGTTGGAAGGTTCGCCGTGGAAAGCATGATTGAGCGACTCACAGCCTCCGTGTGGTCCTGTGATGGCTACCGAGGCATCTTGATCCATTGGAGCTACCAAGGTCTCCAGGAAGCCTTCGCGGACGAGCAGGTCATCGTTGAGGCACAGGAAGAACTCGGCACCCATCCTCGCAGCTTCTCGGAAGGCGGCAGCGTGCGGACGCTGGAATCCCTCGTTCTTCGCATTGTGGACAACCGTCATGTTCGAGTGCTTTGCAGCAAACTCGTCCATCATTTTTCCCGTGCCATCCTTCGAGCCGTTGTTGGTAGCGATCAGATGGAAGTCGCTACCGTGGGCAAAGACTCGCTCAAGACACTCCTTGGTACCTTTGCAGCGATTCAGACCAATGGTGGAGATCAGGAAGCGGGGCATCGTCAGTCCAGAGTTGCCGTCAGTCGGTTGTCAGCTTCAGAAAGATTGCTCGCCACGACGACAAAACGTCTGGCGTCACGTTCGAGCAGAAAGACGTGCTTGGCTTTCTGGATGGGCACCTTGGCGCGTGGAAACAAGGTGAGGCGTGACCATCCGCCTGTCACGGCGATGCGTCGGCGAATTTGATCGAGGAAGGGGTTGGGGGTCATGGTTTAGCGTCTAGTAGTTGTCTCAAGGCAGAAGGTTTCCACCGTATTACCTCGTCATTGTCCCACCACGCCGATTTTCCTGCGTGGGGGTTTCCAAAAAACCTTCTGGATACCGAAAAGGAACCGTCTCCACTTTCGCTAAGTTCCCTTACAAACACTAACTCTAGGGTGTTTGTCAAAATAAGATCTCCCGGCATAAACCGAAAATCCCTATCTTTTGGCACCTCTTGAAGGTCCAGTTGTTGTTCGGCTTCTCTTTGCGTCATGGACGTGTAGGGTTGCTGAAAATGGGTCCGAGGATAGCGCGAACACCCTCGTTGCTGTCCGCTTGCTCACGGATGTTTTCGACAGCCTGTGCCAACGCTTCTTGGTCGGCTTGTGATCGGCAAAGATCAACTTCATCAAGGATAAGTGTCATAAGGTTTCTAAAAATAGAACAGCAAACAGCCTCCGTCAATGAAAGTCTTCACCCCAGGCGAAATTTCCTTGATTGTGGAACCCAACGTCCGTGCTGAAGAAGTCCCTGAACTTCTGACCCTTCTGCTCCTTGGGTGTGTCGAACCAGTCGTCAGTGGTCTCCGCCTTCACAGGACGAGCAGCAGCACGAACGCCCGACATGAACTTGTAGCGTCGTCTAGCCACTTCTAACACGCCCACCCATGAGTCGGCTCTGTCAGGGCTGCGTCCACCTGTGCGCTCCTTCATCTTCTCCTTGGGCTCCACCTGCACCCGGTTGCCGATGTTCTTGAACGAGCGGTTGATCAACTGGAGGATGGTCTCTGGATCAAGGCCGCGAATCTGTCCAGCGAGGACATACTCTTTCCCGACATACCAAAGCTCGGAGACCTTGTTGGTGAACCGCTCTTTGCCGGGGCGCGGATCTGTCAGGCTCACAGCACGGTCGGAGGCGGCTCCGCCGAACTGGACCATCTGGAATCCTTTACCCATCTTGGTAGCGAGGATGGTGGCGAACGAGTCCCCACTTCCGGTAGCGTCGATGCCCCGGTCCTCGATGGCGACTCCACGGGTGTCACACTCCTCGATGAACAAGTCCGCGAGCTGCTCGTTGCGGTCGTAGTCTTTCGCCCGTGCGTTCACCTTCATCATCAGGTCCATGGTGGCGACCTTCTTGAGGATGGTGATGGTCTTTCCTGCAATCTGTGCATCACCCAACAGGGCGAAGGTGGCGGCGGCAGCATCTCCTCCTGTCGAGAATGACGGGTCGAGGAACGCCAGGGGTGTTGGACGTTTGAGCCATGGAACGTCGGTGTGGTCCGCAAAGTTCCCAATTAATTCTGGCTCGCTGTAGATCATCTGCTCCTGTCCTGTGGGGCAGGGGAATGATTTGATCATTCGATAGAACGCGGGCGACTTTTCACCGTTACGTTCGCGGATCTCTTGCAAGCCTTTCTCGGTGAGCAAGCCAGGATAGATTTCCTTCTTGGCAAGGACGTTGGGTGATTGTTCGCCGTCGAACCTTATGCAGTAGCCCCCGATTTTAGTGGGCCACTCGTACATGTCCTCGGTGATGCTGCTCCAGCCGTCTTCGGGTTCGACAAATTTCCCGAAAGGATCAAAAGCAGACGTGAAGTTTCCCGTCGCCAATAGACTAAAGCCGTCAACAGATAGTAAGTTAGCCGTGGCCTCGTAGAGCGCGTGAGTGAGCAGCGGAAGCTCGTCTGCCACAAGAATCAGTTTGCCTTGAGATTTGAAACCGATCTTTGTCGAAGCATCTCCATCGTTGCCTTTGCCCCCAGCTATAAGTGTTATACCAACAAGATCGTTAGCCTTGCCATTGAGGAACCCCGTGATTTTTCCAGAGGAGTCAACGAGCTTCCCCGGCATGGACGGTGGAGCGTTCAACGAAGCAGCCACTCCAGCGAAGTATTTTTCTGCCTCACCCCAGTAACGAGTTATGACGCCCCAAATTCGGAGTCTCGATTCGAGAAGTGATGTCGAGGTAACAAGTACTCGGGTGTCTTCTGGAGAGATAAGGAAGTTGGCAAGCGCCCATATAGCCCCCATTTGACTCTTACCCGAGCTGGCGTGCCCAGAGACACCAAGGAAGCGATGGTTCCGAACTTCTTTGAGCATTCGCTTCGCGTAAGGGTTCCACTGGAATTTGTAGGTACAGGTAGGCCCACCCCATATTAACGTGACAAAACGCTCAAAATGCTCCTCCCAAGACAACAACAAGTTATCCGGTTGCTTCTTGAGGATGTCGTAGAAGCGTAAGCATTCTTGTTCTATGAACACGTCAGGACGTTGTGCGACGGGCTGCCCGTTTGACGCACACATGGGGTTCCATTTTAGCCCGTACTTGATGCGGTAGAGCTTGTTGATGTCCTTCTTGGTGGTTGGGAGTGTGATTGCCATCAGTCGCGTATTGCTCTAGGCCGATTGTCAATCAACGTGCCATGCTGCATAGCGTCCAAGACGATAGCACAGCCCGCCGCCACATGGCCAAGGTGGTGCGCTTGGCTCTCTGAGTCGATGTCCTCTCTTTCAATAACTTGGTCAATGTGCCTCTTCATGGCTCCGAGATAGGTCATCATCTCTACCTTGTGTTCTCTCCAGTTCCAAGGACCGTACTTCGCTGCCCCGCAAGCGAGAGCCTTCGCCACCTGGGAGTTAAACACAGGTGGAATGAGTTGGAGTTGAGCTTTCGTCTTTCCGGCCTCACCTTTTGGGTCTTCTGGGGGCGTCTCTTTCGACGGGTGCCCCGCTACCCAAAGAAGACTTCCCGAAACAGGAACGGCATAAAACCAATCCTCGCGAGGGTGCCAGAAGTTATGCTCCCAAGCTGATTTGTGGCTACTCCATACCTGCGCCAAGCCTGCCGGTATTTTCTCCTCGTCATACTTAGTTCTCAACGTCTTTGCGTCGATCAGTTTGTATCCCTCTGGAGGCGTCGGTGTTTCGTTCATAATTCAGAATGGTTGAGTTTCTTCTAACTGGTTGAGGTATGCAACATCCAAAACGGATTTCTTCTTGTGGCAAGGTCGGCACAGGATCTGTAGGTTTCCGACTGCGTGTTGCTTGCGGTAGAAGACCATGCGCTTCGCGGTGCCGAGAGTGTGGTGGACGTGCCCTTGAGGAATGATGCAGTCAAACTCCAGCTCGCGGGTGGAGGAGCAGTGAGAGCAACAGCCACCGAGGAGGAAGAGTAGGTTGAATCGGGCGTTGCGCGCCCAGATGGTCATGTTTTGAGGCATTTTAGATCCACTCTTCGGGTTGGTATTTATTGAAGGCGGCTGACACACGGGCTTCGGCGATGCTGAAATAGCCGTGCTCTGTGTCTGAGTCGATGCCGATGAAACTGAACCCCTCTGCCCCGCACGCTTTGCCCGTGCTGCCACTACCCATCCACGGGTCAAGAATGGTGCCCCCTAGAGGTGTGACGAGACGGCAGAGGTAGCGCATGAGCGCAGTTGGCTTCACTGTGGGGTGGTCATTCTTGGAGGGGTTGAACGGGCGGTTATCGCGCTCGGGGATGCAGGTGTTCTCGCCTTTCCATGTCTTGTCGGGGAGTTCTTCGCAGCCTTCGTTGCGGTCGGTGCTGTTGGTTTTGGCGCAGTAGAAGAAGCGAGCGGCGGAGCCGGAGTCGCCAAGGCCACCAGCGTTTGCTCCTTTGTTTTTCCCGCTGAATCTGCCATATATCTCACTGTTGTCGATGAGGCCGGACGCAGCACCTTTGCCGCCTGTGGATTTACTCTCAGGAAACAACGCCAGCACCTCATCGCTGCCGTCGTGAATCACGTTGGCGGGCCAGCGTCCTTCAGTGTGAGGCACAACGACTCTCCTATTTTCCTCTGAGGTAATAATGTGCCCTCCATTGCCTCCATTGATTGTCTCTCGAAGATGCGGGTTTGTGGCTAAACTGCCTCCATCCACTGTGACATGCGGCACCCGGCACAGGTCAATCTGCAACTCGGACTTCCCCGGCTTCCGTGCCAGTGTGATCGGTTCCAACGCTGGTTTGAGCACGGTCTTTACTTTGGGAAACCCGCTGCCATAAATCCACGCCACCAGATCACGGATCTCGAACCCTGCGATGCGCAAACCGAGTGCCATCAAGTCTTGCGTGCGAGTCCCGGCAAATGCGAGCACATGACCCCCCGGCTTGAGCACACGATATACCTCTTTCCACTGCGCAGGCTGCGGCACGAAGTTGTCCCATGTCTTTCCCATGAAGCCCTTCTTACTCTTCACGTCATGGTGCCCTGTCTCCATCCAGTCACGCAGCATGGCGAGCGCATCAGGCTCTTTCCCCAAACCGTAAGGTGGATCGGTTACAACCGCATCAACACTGTTGTCTGGCATACGACGCAACACGTCGAGATTGTCTTCGTTAAAGAGTTCAAAAGTCATACCCATTCCCCCGGCTCATATTCAGTTTGTTTCATGGTTTTCAAAGGTGTTTCCCTGCATGATTCCAAAAGCTGCAACGCTGTCAACAGCCGGTCTTCCGTCGTGCGTTTTTCTTCGATCACAGTTGCGACGGCGTAGTCCACTGTATTTTCGCACATCAGGCGATACACGTTCACCATGGCGTCCTGTCCTCGCCGTGACAGTCGTGCGATCATCTGCTCGTAGTCTTCCCGCGAATATGTCAGAGACATCCAGACGAGCGTGTTCCCGCCATGCTGCAAATTGAGCCCGTGACCGACAGATTTGGGGTGGGCGACGAGCATCGGTATCTTCTTGTCGTTCCAGTCTGCCAGTAGCTGAGTCTGACTGGTGGCGTTCTTGGCATCAGCGAAGAACCGAGCCTGCGGAAACCGTGCCCGTATGCGGTGGGCCTCATGCTGGAAAGCGTAGGCTACCAGAATCGGGCTCTTCGTGTCCTTGGCGATCTTGGCGAGAGCGTCGAGTTTGAGTTCATGGATGTCGTGCCACTTCTTGTCCTCGTCGTAGAGGCTGCCGGAGGTGAACTGGAGCAGTTTGGAGACAAGAGCCGCAGCATTGGTGGCGGTGATCTCTTTATCCTGTCGGATCTTGAGCACCAACTCCTTCTCGAAAGCCTTGTAGTCTGCCACCAGTTTCGGCGGGAGGTGGATGTCCACGTCCTCAACCACGGTGTCTGGGATGTCGAGCCAGTCTTTCGACCGCAGGGTGAGCGTGATGTCATGGATGCGCTCCTCAATCTGCTCCTTGGAGCCGGGGAGTTCCTTCCACTGGTAGCCTTGGTATCCGGACGGCTTGAAGTAGGTCTGCTTGAAGAGGTCGAAGGCTCTTCCGAGGCGCTGCCCTCCATCCACGAAGCGCACCTGTGCGAAGAGGTCTAGCAGGGAGTTGGGGGCGGGGGTGCCTGTCAGTGCCCAGATGCGTTTGTGAGCGGTGTGAGGCACTTCACGGCGGTAGGCGTTGGGGCGCTTGGCTGACGGGTTCTTGATCTTGGTGCTCTCGTCGATGATTAGTGTGTCATAAGGCAGCCCCGTTCCATTCTTCTTCCTTGCCTCCACCAGTCGTAGCAGCATCGGGATGGACTCGTAGTTGCACACATAGATGTCGGCAGTGCCTTGCAGGAACGCCCTCTTCCCGCTCTCCTGTCGCAGGTTAGCCACACGCATCCAGTTGAAGTCTGCCCATCGCTGGACCTCCAGGGGCCATGTGAGGTTGGCAACACGCACAGGGGCGAGGACCAACGCTCCACAAGACTCTCGGGCCTTCCGAAGCTTCGCGAAAGCAGACAACGTCGCTGCCGTCTTGCCAATGCCGACGCCCACGAAGCCGAGCGCGTGAGGGTGGGCGAGCAGGTGGTCAGTGAGTAGGTCTTGTGGCTCGGAGGAAGGGAAGTTCATATCTCTTGTGAACTGTCCACAGCCTTTGCAATTTCTATCCATTCCGCCGCTCTAATCAGATCATCCACGAACTTGCACCCAGCCTCCACGCTGTCGCACCACGTCACTTGGTGCCCACGGTCCTTCAACTCCTTCATCTTGAGAAGCTGGAGATCGGTCGGCTTGCCTCCACGGCGCTTCACCTCCAGGAACCCGACGACGCCGCGATTGGTGCAGATCATGCGATCAGGCACGCCACGGGTAGCTGGGGAAACCAACTTCCAATAGAGGCAGCCGTGTTTCTTGGCGTAGTCGCCGATCTTTTTCTCAATGTCTTTTTCGAGGGGGTCGTGTTTCATGCGTCGGTTTTAGGGTGTGAACTTGCTGCCTTGAGCAACGCCTCCAGATACTCTTTTGGCAGAGATTGTGAGATTCGCGCCCTGTTCATCATGGTGTGGTGCTCCTCCGTTAGCTGTTCTCTAGCACCCAAACAGTCCTGACACAGGTCGCCCTCCTCACAGTCTCCTGCTCTCGGGACGTGCTTGCTGAAAGGTGTTCCACAATCGACGCAGACATGGGCGAAGTGTGCGTCGTGCTGCTTGTCGGTGGGAAGGAGGGAGTTGCCGGTCATGAGTTCTCCTTTCTGAACTTCTCAATAGCTTTGATGAGTTCGTCCTCAAAGACGGAGTCGGTTTGGTCGCAGCAGAAGTCGATGATGCCCTCGATCAGTCCTTTGACGCCGTGCTCTCGCTTAACGGCACGGAGGACTTCTTGAAGGCTGATCTCCACTGTGGCATCGTAATAGACTGATTTCTTCATGTGTTCGTGTCGTTGATGATGTCCAGTCCGATGACCAGGGTTCCGTACTGCTGTTTGAAGGATGAGACGCAGGTGACTGTCGATTCGAGCGTGCGGCCTGTGTAGCGTCCTCGCTCTCCGAGGCACGACTGGCAGGCTCCGTGACCTGTGTTGTCCTCACCCGTGCCACGGCAGTTCGGACAGGGGTCGAACTCACGGTGGACGAGGGTGTCTCCCTCCTTAATGCGGAGATCGTTGCGAATGTCGAATGGCTGCATCCCTGTCCGAATGCGCTCGAAGATGTTCGGCCAAGTGTTGAGGATGTGGGTGGTCATGGCTTGGTCAGTGAAGAGTTGGATAAACGTGCAATATCTTTGGCACGATAGAGTCTCCCGCATTTAGAGCACGCCTGATGTATGTCGCAGCATTCGCAGCCGTACGAGCAGTAGCAGTCCCATGCGACTAAGCGTCCCTCGCAGCACTCTGCCCAGTGTATCAATGACGCCTTGTGCTCCATCTGCTTCCTGTGTCTATTCCGTGCCTTATTGCGCTGATTTCGTGTTAGTGAAGCCGCTTTGCTCATATTCAGGTTTTATTTCCGGTAGAATTTAACAACGTCTCCCTCTGCTTTCAACGGCATTCCTTCAGCCCATGCAGGAAGTTTTGTCAAAAGTGCGACAAACTCCTCTAGCGTCTGACCTTTCTCTGGGTGGTAGGCAGACAGGGCTTCATCGTGGATGAGGGCACAGATTTCATAGCCCGCTTTCGAGGCGTTGAGTGCGCCCTCTGCCATGAAGTCGAAGGCGATGCCTTGGACGCAGTTCTCAACGAGAATCCCGCCGTGGGTGAGCACTCGGCCCCAGTGAACGGTTTTGGGCAACTGGCTGAAGATGGTTAGCCCATCCTTGACTCGCACATTGGAGTGCTTCTCTCTGGTCTGGAGGATCTGCTCGACAGTCGGGTTGAGAATCTTAAACCAGACCATCTCCTCAATGTCTTCGCCGTTCTCGTCTTCGACTATCTTCTTCACGCCCCAGATGAGCACCTGCTCGATCTTCGGATCTGGGTAAGCGATGCGGCGTCCGCTTGGCAATACCATGAAGAGGTAGTTCATCCCTGCCGTCCGAGTACATACGAAATGACACCTGACGCCGAATGGAATCTTTACGTTTGGTGTGCGGACGGCCTGCACGGCGGCGGCTTCGGTCTCGTCCCACAGTTTGACGATGTTCGGAGATGCCTCACGCCACGCCTTCACGATGGCGGGAAGCTCCTTCTTGGTGAGTCCTTGCTTGAGAGCACCCATCTTCTCCATAGCCCCTGGTCCGCCGCGATAGCCTAGGGCTAATTCTGCCACCTTACCTTTTAATCTTAAGGGATGAACCTTACCATGCTCTTTCTTGTATCGCTCAAACTCGGAGAACTCGACGTGGAACATCTGAGACGCTGAGGCTTCGTAAATCTTGCCGTGTGTCCTGAACACTTCCAACCGCCACTCCTCTTGCGCCTGCCATGCGATGACGCGAGCTTCGATGGCTGCGTAGTCGGCATCCAGCATGTCGCCGTTCTCAGTGTCGTGGATGAAGTGCCGGATGCTGGATGACACCATCTCCAAAGGCGGGCCGAACATCTCGCGCAGCCATTCGGCGTCACAGCCTGCGCAGATCGCGTCATAGACATCCTCGGTCTCGTCGATGGTTGGTCGTTTGAAGTTCTGAGGTTGGACCAAGGTGGCGCTCCATCGCCCCGGACCGGCACCATGGAACGTGAGCGTCCCTCGCACCCGGTTGTCGTGCGGGCCTGCGCAGTTGATCATGGCGGGGATCTTCTTGAGCGAGGCGTAGCTGATCATCTTCTTGAGCTGGAGCGCCTGCCCGACTTTCGTCGTCGGGTCGAAGTCTTCGTCCTCCAGGGTCTCCTCCAGTGTCTCTGCACGCAGGTTGTCGCCTTCGTAGCCGCGAGCCTTCAGCCATGCGAGGAACACGGCGTTCTGGTTCGGTGAGCAGCCGGTCAGCTTGGTGAACTCTTCCGTTAGCCTTCCGCTCTCATCCTCGACAATCCTGAGAGCCTTGTGCAGAGCGTCTAGGTTGACGGGGAAACCTCGACCGTTGATCTCCATGTCTAGGATGAACGTCTCAAGCGGGGTGCCGTCTAGCTCGAAGTCTTTGAGGACTCGGTGGATCTCCTGCTCGACCTTCACGTCCATCAAACAATAATTCGTGAACTCTTTGAACGCCTCTGGGTCTTCCTCGGGATTGATGAACTCACCTTTGCGTTTGCCGACCGTCTGCGGGATGGAGAACTTGCGAATGAGCGCCTTCCCCTTCGGATCTTTCTGGTGCCCGAGCTTCAGAGCCTCCGCCAGTTTCTCAAGGCTGGCAGGCAGAGCGGCACGACGACCCATGGCTGCGGTGCAACGCCATTGGCTGTAGTGCGGAGGTTTGAAGCCTGTCGTCTTCTCCATGAGCGCCGTAAGGCAAGATACCTCGAATTGCGCGTTATGGGCAAAGACGACAGCTTCTTTGTCAAAACTCAGTTCAAAGAGCAACTCTTCCGCTATTATGTCATGCTCTACAAGGTGCCTCCAAGGTTTTGGAACCCATATCCTTGGTTCGTTGTCGTCCTTAGCTATCGCGAGACACAGAATTTCTGTGCTGGCGTCCCGCGCATATCTATGCGCGCCTCGGGTCTTCAAGTCGCAGCGTGAGCGCGTTTCTATATCAATGTGGTAGGTCGCCATAGATCACCCAACGTGTTGATAGGTTGCTCGAAAGCTAGCGTTCTCCCACTCGGATTTGTAGTTCTGCTTGGATTTCACTTCGATAGTCAACTTGTTCTCGTCGAATACTGTCACGTCACCCAATGTGGCTTCGATGTGCTTGATGACAAGCTCCTTC